ACAAATACCAATGAGCGAATGGGTTGAAGCAGAGGACATTTTAACAGCGATCGAGATATTGGAGAAACGGAATGGCAACTAGCACCGAACCTCTAATAGTCTATGACAAGAGAGAATTAATGTCATTCGCTAAAGTAATTAGAAACATGAGCGACATCGCAGTCCAAGAAACCAAACGCAGAGTTGGCGAATTGGCTGAAAAAGAATTATCTGAAATTCGCAGAATTGCTGCATCTAGAGGCAAGGTTGCTGATCGCATTGCGCAAGGCGGTAAAGTTAAAAAGTCATCATTGCTTGGTGAAGTGTCTTTTGGTTTTGCTTCACAAAGATTTTCTGGTGGAGCAACAACTCAATTTAATACTCGAAATGATACAAAAGGCAATCGCCTTGGTATTGGTGCAGCACATGAGTTTGGTTCAAAGAATTATCCGCAATTTCCAAGATGGTCAGGGCCAATGCCTAAAGGTTCAGGATCAAGAGGATATTTTATTTATCCAACTATTAGATATTTGCAACCAACAATAATTAAGGAATTTGAACAAATCATTTTGGACATAAGAAAAGAGTTTGCTGATGGCAGGTAATAGCAGAACCTTAACCCTTGCACTTGCAGCCGATATTGATGGTCTTAAAAAAGGCTTAGATGATGCCAACAAGGTAGTAGATAATTCTGCAACTCAAATTGCTGAGTTTGGCAAAAAGGCGGCATTAGCCTTTGCAGCAGTTGGAGCAGCAGCAACAGCATTTGCAGTTTCAGCCGTTAAAGCAGCAGCAGAGGATGAAAAAGGTCGTAAATTATTAGAACAAACAATTCGTTCAAATACAAAAGCGACTGAAGATCAAATTGCAGCGATTGACAAATACATTACTAAACAATCAATTGCGACCGCAACCACAGATGATGTTTTAAGACCAGCCCTAAGCCGTTTAGTTAGATCGACTAAAGATGTTACTGAGGCTCAAAAACTATTAGATCTTGCTCAAAACATAAGCCTTTCTACTGGTAAGCCTTTAGAAGCCATCGCAAATGCTTTAGGTAGGGCATACGATGGAAATGTAACTGCTTTAGGCAAATTGGGCATACAGACAAAACAAAACATAACAGTAACAAAAGACAATTCGGCTGCCGTAGATGCTGCGGAAAAGGCGCAATTAAATTATGATTTGGCATTAAAAAAATATGGGGCAACTGCCGATCAAACAGTAAAAGCCTCTTTAGCATTATCACAGGCTCAAGATAAAATTGGACAAAGCACAACAAGCACGAAATCAGTTGTCAAAGACTTCGACACAATTGTTGGTGATTTACAAAAAACATTTGGTGGATTTGTTGAGAATGAAGCAACAAACGCTGAGTTTAAGTTTAGGCAATTAACGATTGCTTTAGATGAAACCAAAGAGCAAATTGGTGTTGCATTACTCCCAATAGTAAAAGAATTTGCTGACTACTTACTGGCAACAGTTGTGCCTAATGTCCAAGCATTGGCTGCTGGATTAACAGGCGATAGCAGCGTAACAGCAGGAATCAACGATGCAACAAAAGGTGCTTATGCCTTTGGGCAACAATTAAGATCAACAATAGAGTTTGTCATAAGCATAAAAGATGAATTATTAATACTTGGTGGCATCATTGCAACTGTATTCGTAGCCAATAAGATAATTGCATTTGTAGCAGCAATTCAAACATTGATTACAGCGATGGTCGCCTTAAGAACAGCAGCAACCGCTGCAAGCGTGGCAACTGCTTTTGCAACCGGTGGAGGATCTATTGCTGCTGGAGCCGTTGCTTTGGCTGCTGCTGGCATCGCAACCGGAGTTGTAAGTAGTGCGGTTTCTGGAGGCAATGCTGCAAACGCTGCATCAACTGCTACTGCTGGTCAATTGGCTACTGGAGCAGCAAGGGCTGGCACGACAGTAAATAACATTACAGTTCAATCAGTAGATGCTGAAGGATCTGCCAGAGCAGTTGCTAAAGTACTAAATGACAGCGCATCAAGATCAACCCCTCAACTTTACAATTCAGGAATCACTAGGGCTAGATAATGACAGTTTGGACACCTGATTGGAAATTATCGGTTGCTGGTGTTGATTATGAAAACATCACTATTGCTGACATCGCTCACCAAGCAGGTCGAGATGATATTTACACTCAACCAAATCCATCTTATTTACAAGTTGAGGTTGTAGCACTTTCTGGCCAAACTTTACCATTTGAAATCAATGATGGTTTAACTTTGCAGGTAAAAAATAGTGCTGGAACTTTTGTTAGTTTATTTGGTGGAAACATAACCGATGTAACTGTTGAGGTAAGAAATACCGGATCGGTTTCTAATGTAATAAGTTACACGCTTTTAGCAATGGGCAGTTTGGTCAAACTTGCCAAAGAAATTTACACAGATAATTTATCGCAAGATATTGATGGAGATCAAATTTATACTTTACTTTCATCATCATTATTAAATACTTGGAATGAAGTACCGGCAGCAGAAACTTGGTCAGGCTATTCAGCAACAGAAACTTGGGCAAATGCTCAAAACATCGGTTTGGGTGAAATTGATGCAGGGCTTTACACAATGTCAAGCAGGTCGGCCAATCCTGACACTATTTACAATATTGCTTCACAAATTGCGGATTCAGCACTTGGATACATGTATGAGGATAATCAAGGAAATATCGGATATGCAGATGCAGATCATCGCCAAACATACCTTTTGGCAAATGGATATACCGAACTTTCAGCAAACACAGCATTGGGTTCAGGTTTAAGGACTTTAACAAAATCAGCAGATATTCGTAATGATATTTATATCAATTATGGAAATAACTTTAATAATGAAGCAACCGCCACAGATACCGCTTCTATTGCCCTTTATGGCTATAAAGGCGAAACCATCAATTCAGCAATCCACGATGGAACTGATGCTCAAGAAATTGCCGACAGATACATCAATTTAAGAGCGTATCCTTATCCAACTTTTGACAGCATCACTTTCCCAATAACCAACTCAGAAATTGACAATGCTGACCGAGATGCCTTACTTGGCATTTTTATGGGTCAGCCTATTCATATTCAGGATTTGCCAACTCAGATCAATAATGGCACTTTTGAAGGTTATGTTGAGGGTTGGCGCTGGAGCACCAGATTTAATGAACTGTTTTTGACCATTAATTTATCGCCGGTCAATTTCAGCCAAGTGGCAATGCGTTGGAACACGACCCCAATCACCGAGGCTTGGAACACTTTAAGCAATACTTTAACATGGGAATACGCTACAATCGTAGCCTGATAATAGGAGAAAAATGGCAAATACTACTAACTTCAACTGGGAAACGCCAGATGATACCGATTTAGTTAAAGATGGTGCTGCTGCAATTCGCACATTGGGATCAGCAATCGACACATCATTGGTTGATCTGAAGGGTGGCACAACCGGTCAAGTTTTGGCTAAAAATTCGAATAGCGATATGGATTTTGTTTGGTCAGCAGATGCTTCAGGAATACCTGCAACAATTTTTGATGCGAAAGGCGACATCATTGCTGCCACCGCAGCAGACACCGCTGCAAGACTTGCCGTTGGTTCAAACAATCAAGTATTAACTGCAGATAGCACCGCATCAACTGGACTTAAATGGGCAACACCAGCAAGCGGTGGAATGACAGTTATTGCAAGCGGAAATTGCAGCAGTTTTGGAAGCGGTCAAACAACAATTATTTCAAGTATTCCTCAAACTTACAATGACTTAAGAATTGTTTTGCGAGGATTAAGCACAACAGTTGCAACTGAATTATATTTAGGTACGGGGGGTTCATACACAAGTTGGAATTATGGATCACCAAACAGCAGCGGTACATTAAATGGTTATTGGGCTTTGGCTTCAGGTAATCAAATTTTAGCGAGCACCTCTGATTCGTGGATTCAGTTAGATTTTCCTGATTACACTAACACCACAAGCGTGAAAAAAGTGATTGCCTATATTACAATGCAAACAAGTGCGGGCACTTACTCAAATGATTTGAATATTGGAAATAGGGCAGGAACAGGTGCGATTTCAGAGAGGAATATGTGGATTAACAGCAACCACAGTTTTGATGCAGGAACATATACAGTTTATGGGGTGAAATAATATGGAAAAACCAATGATTACAATTTTAGATCCTGAAACAAATGAAAGAATTACCAGAGAAATGACTGCTGCTGAATTCAAAAAATATCAGAGTGATCTTGCTGATCTAATCGAATACAAAGCAAACATGCAAGCAAAAGCCGATGCTAAAGCAGCACTACTTGATCGTCTTGGCATTACTGAGGATGAAGCCAAACTTCTTTTGTCCTAATGAAGCCTTGGTTGTCTAAAGCAGCAGTTCAGTTGCGTGAGCAGATCGATGATTCCTTCCCAGAGCGTTTGCGCAAATCTGATGGGTGGATTGGTGATGCTAGACATAGCACACGAAAAAGCGATCACAACCCAGATACAAATGGATGCGTGCGAGCAATTGATATTGACGCTCGGCTTTCTGACGACAAGGGGCTTTCAGCATATTTGGCAGATCAAATTCGATCATATGGGAAAACCAATGGTCGCATCAGTTATGTAATACATCAAGGCAAAATTGCCTCACCAATTCTTAGGTGGCGTTGGCGCAAGTTTTCTGGCAATCCTCACCAACACCACATCCATGTAAGTTTCAAAAAAGATCAAGATAAAAATTCAGATTTCTTTCACATCCCACTACTAGGAGGCAACGCATGAAACTATCTAACAAACACAAGGCTGCAATTAAGTCATATATGAGAGCGGTTGCTGCTTCAGGAATTACTGTTGCACTCGCTATCGTGGCAGACATTCATCCAGCCTACGCAACTCTGCTTGGAGCGGTTGTTGCACCTATTGCTAAAGCACTTGATCCAAAGTCCGGCAAAGAGGCTGATTATGGAATTAATGCGAAATGACAGCCAACGAATGGGTTGGTATAGCCGTTGGCGTTTCCGCCGTATCTACAAGTTTATTGCTGGGTCTGCGCTGGGTTATTAAATCCTACTTGCAAGAATTGAAACCTAATTCTGGAAGCAGTATCAAGGATCAAATTACAAGACTTGAACAGCGTGTCGATGATCTGTTTGTCTTAATCAGTAAGCGATAATTTTTGTTATGGCGAACACTCGAAAACCTATCAAACGCAAAAAGATCAATCGTCGTGTCGTTCGCCAAACTCCTGAGCCATTAAGCAAAATAGATCAGCATTACATGGCTTTGCACGAATGTTACAAAGCAGCCAGAAAAGCAGGATTCACACCTGAGCATGCTTTTTGGTTGATGACCGAACATAAGACTTTCCCTGATTGGATTGTGGGCGATGGTGGGATAATCCCATCCATAGATCCAACTGACGATGAGGATGACGATTAAAGCCAACCGAAGGTACTTGATCACGCCTGACCTCCAAATTCCACTACATCACCCAAAAGCAGTATCTAATTTAATTAAAATGAGCAAGCACGAAAAGTTTGACTTTGTGTTAAATGTTGGTGATGAACTAGATATGACTTCTCAAAGCCGTTGGGTAAAAGGCACAAAGACAGAATTTGCTGAAACACTTCATGATGAAAGATCAATTGCTCAGGACATCCTTTTTGACTTAGGCACAACTGACATCATCAGATCAAATCATACCGATCGATTATTTACGACATTACTTAAAGGCGCACCATCACTCCTAGGATTGCCTGAATTGGTGTTTGAAAAATTTATGGCTTACTCAGATTTAGGCATCCGATTCCATAAGCGAGCCTATGAGTTTGAGCGTGGGTTTTTCTTGGCTCATGGTGATGAAGGGGTTATGTCTAAGCACGCAGGTATAACTGCCTTAAATCTGGCTAAAAAGTGGGGTAATAGCGTTGTTTGTGGTCACACCCATAGGCAGGGTGCTACAAGGCACCAAACTGGCTTAAACGGCCGTTATTCAACGATTTGGGGTATCGAAGCCGGACATCTCATGGACATGAAAAATAAAGCGAGTTATCTAAAATATGCGTCAGCCGACTGGAATATGGGATTC